ATGAAAGGAAATCATTATGATAGTACATCATTTACTTTAATATTTATATTTCTTTATACTTGCAATGCTGTAAAGATAACTTTAAAGGTGGTGGAACTAGATGAAGCAGGGTATCCCAACAACCTTAATGCTCCACTATTAATATCAGTAGAGAAGGTTGCTATACCTGTTGGTTGGTTGAGAGTTCCAAATTCATTCATGTATGTATTAGTGCCATCATGAATAACATTGATGGTTGTCATATTATAATTAGACCCTTGAACTGCTTGTATCTGATAACTAGCAGACCTATAAGTGGATGCACTAATAGACATCACAGTTGCTTGTCCTGTAGCAGAAGTAGTTAATATACCAGACTGAATATCACCAGCAATTAATTCTAGATTGGTAGCAGAGACTGGTTCAAAAGTAAACTCCTCTTCTGTAGCATTGTATCTTAAAAATCTACCATCTCCTAGATTAGAATCATCTACATCATCTAATCCAGTAAGAGTGCTGCTTCCTAATGAAGTAGAAGCAATACCAACCCATCTAGAATTATCTCCATCATATATCAATAAATCATTATTGGTAGCATCAAAATTTACATCATCAAGATCCTTAATAAATCCAGCACCACCTCCACCAATAGTGTATAACTGCTGCTCAACTCTGTTTACAAATAATCTATAGTTTGCTGCTAAGTCTTGAAGAGTAGCAAACTTCTGATCTGTGGGAGTAAGAGGATCATCTCCTTGTTTCTCAGATGGATCAGGTGCAATAGGACGATTGTTAACTATCTCCTCACTCAAAGTTTCTTGAGTTCCTTTTATATCTTTTACAATTTTATAAAGTTCTGCAATATTAATGGTATGAGTTTCTGCTTTGTCGCTTAATTTTTTAATATCTTTATCATAGTATTTTACCTCTGGCAAATTAGCAACTTCTTCCTTCAATCCATTAAAGTAGTCTTTTATTTCTTTATTAGCATCTCTATACTTACTATTAGATTCATTAATCTTCTTTTCAATATTTTGTTTTGCTTCATTCAATTTACTCAATACACTCTTCTTCAATAATCTATCATCATCTTTAAATTGATTCCTATGCTCATATATTTTAAGAGCAGTTTCTTTTAGTTCCTCATATATTTTATCTTTAGTTTCTTGCAGATACTTCTTTACTTCTTTAATCTCAACTTTCTTTTCAAAATCTTTGGTGTCAAAATTTTCTGTTAGATTCTCAATGTCTTGATTGAATGTATCTTTGAGAGTTCTAAGATTATCATTGACTTTATCAAAGTCATCATCTATGACACTAAAAGTTTTTCCAATCCAAGAAAAATCAGGAACTTCATTTACCTCATTGACCCACTTAGGAAATTTAGGAATATCTGCTCTGACACCATCTATGCTTTCTTTTAAAGATTCTATATCACTTTCATAGTATCTTACTTCTGGAACTTCTGGAATGCTTTCTTTAACTTGCTCTATATGAGTAAGGAGTTCTTGCAACTCATTATCATATGATTTTATTTCAGGTATCTCAGGAATACTTTCTTTTACATCATTGACTAGACGTAATAACTCAGGCCAAGGAGGAACAATGTCCTTTACTTCCGCAAAAGTTTCTCCATTAGCATCTTCTATGGTTTGTGTTTCTTCCTCTACTTCTATATAACCTTCTACTGAGGGTAAATCTTCTTCTTCTAATAAGTCAGCAACTGACGGAAGTTCTTCTAAACTCTCTGAAAAGTCGTCAATAGATGGCAAATTTTTATAGTCGTCAGACATGTTATGAGTATCTTAGTACTTTGGGATTTCTCTCCCTATGTTTTATTTAGAATCTTTTGGAATGCTATTCTTTAATAATTTTTGCAACTCTGCAGTTGATCCAACAAATAAAGCATTGTTGACAGTGTTGGGACCTTTAGATACTTTATCTTCTTCTACATCTTTTAATTTCTTTTGCAAATCCATAAGTTTGTCAGTAGCATCAGATACACTCTTAATTAACTGACCAGCAACTTCATATGCTCTAGGCATTTCACTATCCTGAGCTAACTCAAGAATACCATCAATTGCCTCTTGCCCCTTTTCTATTATACTGTATAGATTACCTCTTGTATATTCATAATCTCTTTCTATATCTGACCTTTCATGCTTCTCAGGTTTAGTAATTCCAACTTCAGTAGTTTCAGTAGAGACTACTTCCCCAGTGACATTAAATGCATCATTTAATTTGTCAAAGTTTTTAGTCATTAGATGGTTCCATCAAATCCAAAGTCATCACCAAATTCTATGGCACTATTATCACTAGCAGTGATAACTTTAATTTCTGCACCAAGAACATGAGATGCTGCAGTGCTGTTGTCTTGTGCTCTCTTGACAGTTAGTGTTGTGCCAGAGATAGACTCTACAAACATCTCCTCTTGATCTATGTATATGTAATTAGTTTTCTGTATGCCATCTACACTATTAACACTAAAGATTGCCACTTTATCATCTATGTTCTCACTTAGGTTTGTAGTGACTGTATCTCCATACGCTTTAGTGGCTCTAGGTACAACACTATAAGTAACCTCCCTAACTGGGGTTGTAGTTTTGGAACCAGCAACATATCCAATAGATGCCTTTTTGATAATATCTTTGGATACATCTGTGTTGACTGGACCAAAGAAATATGTCTTGGCAGTAAATCTCATAGTATAGATTAATGCTCTTCTAGTGGAGAAATCACTCTCATAATCATCACTAGTAGTAATTGAATTTAAAACAATGGGAATATCTCTCTTCTCTCCAATAGTATCAACTAAGTCTACTGATACAGTGTAAGCAGGTTGAAAATATGGAAGTATTTGCTCTACTATCTGAAGCATATCATCATTTAACTTAGTAAAAATACTAAGTTCAAAATCTAAGTTATATGGTACAGGAAGATATGTTTTTGCTATTGTACTTTTATCACCCTTTACACCTTTTAAAAATGTTTGTGTGGTTGTAGATTTTCTAGATGGATCATAATTCAGACCATTCATTTCAAAAGACATTCTAGGCAAACTGATCTGAACAGGTCTGTTTAGATCTGGAACTTGCTCCAATCTTGCTAAAAATTTCTGAGTGGGACCATATGCTAGAGGAACTTTAGTGGTGCTAACAACAGAGTCATCGCTACTAGTATGTTGTATATTTACGTTGTTAAAGATAGAACCAAATGATATAATGGTTCTTCTCATTATTTCGTGATAAAAATACTCAAACATTTTTATAATCCTTTTATATTGTATTTATGGCATTCCAAATGGATTAGACTCTGTAAAGTCTAAGATGTCATCTGCAGCACTTTGTATTGGCGTATTCTCTGCAAATCCATCATCATCATTTGTAGCAGCAACTATCTGATACTCATAAGTAGCACCTGATGTACCACCTGTGATAACTTCTCCAACTGTAAATTCACCACTTGTGATAGAAACTTTAAGTTCTCTAGTAGATGCATCCCATGATTTGACTCTAGCAGTTGTGCTACTTGCAGCACCAGTTACAACTTCATTGAATATGTAATTTCCAGAACCACCTGTAAATGGTGAAGTAACTGTTGCAGTAGGAGCACTAGTATATCCAGAACCACCATTAGTAATTCCAATCTGAGTAACAATACCAACTGTGTTACCACTACCTACATACGCAATTGCAGTTGCTGTTGTTCCTGATCCTGGTGCTGATGAGAAAGTGATTGTTGGTGCAGTAGAATATCCACTACCACCAGTAAATGTAACAACTCCTAGTGTGCCATCACTGATTGTAGCAGTAGCAGCAAAACCTGCTCCTCCACCACCTACAACAACTACACTTGGAGCAACTGTATATCCAGAACCTGGATTGATGATATCAATTCTTTGTATTTTAGAAGATTTAACTCCATCATAATCAACTATGTCATCTGTCATAGATGCTATACCAATAGCAGTGATTCCTCCTGCAGGTGCAGATGAGATTGCTACTCTTGGGAGACTAGTATAATCCTCTCCTCTGTTAGATATAGTAACAAAAGATACTCCACCATCCACTATGCCAGTTGTAAGCACTGCAGGTGTTCCTGATGCCACTAGAGTAAGTGTCTCAATGTAACCTGCTTTCTCTAAGTTATCATCAATATCACCCACTCCTGTGTCAACCACCTCATCCTCATATCTGTAAAGCTCACATCTAAGTTCATATACATAATTCTTCTTTAACTGGTAGAATGGTTTTTCATGTTCTACAAATTTAATCTCAAATAACCTATCTCCTAGTGGGAAATATACAAGATCTCCCTCTTTTGGTCTAGTTGCTAATTCTATATTTGGTATATTTTTGATTAGTGGCGTAATATAATTTTCAAATCTATCTCTTGAGATAACCAAGGTTAAATCATCAAGTGCCTGAACACCAAACTTGGATAGCAGAGAACCTTGTCCTTCATAACCATCAAAGGTATCTACATATGCTTCAAGTGGTATTGCTTCTTCAAATTTAGATTCTATGACCTCCTGTATTACAGTGTTTTTAGTAATGTATGTTCTAGGAATGTAGTAAATCTCCACTCCATACATTTTAATCTGTTCATTTATTAAACTTTGAACTAGATTTTGTTCACCAGAAGACCCTTGTAGAAAGAAAGGATTGAGTGCCATATTATTAACCTATCATATCTAGTGGAGGAAGTTCATAAGTATTAGACATCATCTCTCTTATCTTATCTAAGTCTTTTTCAGCATCTTCATATATCTCTCTCCCATTTAATTCTACTCCACCTGGCAACTTAACTCCCTGAAACTTCATGAGATTTTGCCCCCACTGTCTCTTGATAAGTGCAGTAGCATATGGTTTTAAGAATGAATCATTATAAACTCTAGGATATGAATCTGGATCTAGAAGTGTAAAACAATCAATTACTAGATGATCATCAACAGATAAACTACCCCAGTCAAGGTCTAAGTATAATCTATCTTGTCTCTTGTTAAATCTTATCTGCTTCTCTGTGGTAAGTAAAAAATTAATATCTTCCAAATAAGTTTTTACCATAGCGTATGAAAGAAGTTCAGTAGCACCCCAATAATATATGTCATTCAAAAACAACTGATACTTCACACTAAACATATTGTTAGTGATGGTGTTACTTCCATCAAAGTGAAAAATTTTAGTTACTCCTAATACTTCTGGAGGAATAGGAAGGAAGTTGCTATTCTCAGTATATCCAAATTGAGTTGTTACTCCTACTGTAGTATTAACTGTGGTAGTTGTTATACCTGCACCACCAGTTGCCTTTCCTCTATCAATATCTTCTTGTGTTATCTTATACTTTAAATAGGTTTGATATACACCATCAAAGTGTCTCTCTTGAAAGTATTGAATAGCATCATCTATCAGATCATCTATTTGCTCATCAGCAACATTTATTTCTAGAACAGGCGCACCAAGTTTTCTTTTGCAGTAATCAATGAGCTCTGATCTAGTGGAAGGTTGCGCCATCTATCTACTTTACTATTATAAGTTTATTTATGGTGCTGATGAAATACCAGATATTACTAATACATCTCCTGACACTATTCTAAAAATTGATGATCCAGATCCAACCAATACATCATATACATACCTACCTTCTTTTAAATTTCTAGTAGCAGTAGATCCTAATGACAATCTAAACTCCCCACCCTTGGCACTGGTGAATCCAACATTGAATGTTGCTTGAGCACCTAGTGTAGCACCAATAGCAACACTCTTTGCAAGTTGAGCAGAACCAGTATATCCAGTAAAATCAAAAGCAGTTCCTGAAGTTCCAACTACAGTATAGTCAGCATCCAAGTCTGCTCCTGTATTGATGGTGAGATTTACACCATATGCAACACCTGAACTAGGATCAAAAGTAAAAGTGTTTTTAGCCATTAGACAGTGCTCTTAGTAAATTTTTGATTTCATTAATATCATCCTTTAAGTTTTTCAATTCATGCTCCATATTATCTATTCTATTAGATCCTTGTCTCTTTTTTTTGCGTAGTGAAATATAATTATTATATTCACTGCTGCTAGTATTCACAATAGCATTATTATTGTCATCACGTTTAAGATTGACATGTCCCTCTACTTTCATATTATGCAAGTGCAATAACTCTAAGATTTTTAACTCTAGGTGGTTGAGCTTGATTTGTACCAGTTCCTACCAATTTAATACTAAAGTATCTGAAGGTAGACAAATCATCAATGGTGAATTCATAATCATTATAAATTACTTGATTTGGTGTATATGCTATAACATCTGTTTTAGCAGTCAAAGTATCAGGTAATCCATTATTTTTTGCTGGATCTATGATTTGTCCAGTTGCTAATAAGTTAGTATGACCAGGAAATGGTTCATAAATTAACTCATCATTAGGACCCTCTGAGACAGCATAGAATGCTCTTATATCACTAGTAACATTAATATGTGCTTCCATGTGAATCTTGATTCCAGTAGCTCCAGATTTCAAAGTAATTGGTTTGCATGCATAAACAAATGCATTAGGATCATCCTTCAGTGTGTTAACTCTATTGTCTGTCACATAATCAGTGATTGGTTGATTCAATCTATTAGAGCATAATATGACCCCAATCCTATCTAAATCAACTATTGGAGAAAGAGTTGGATCTGCTCCAAATAAAGATAAACTCATGGTGAGTGATTTATTATCTGGAAGACTTGGCAATGATGTTGTTTCATTAACTCTAGAAGCTATCATTCTAGGAGTAGACATATAGTTATCACCCTCTAGACTAATATTTTCAAATCCTTTATCAACAAATGGAGATTCTGATCCATCAACACTAGATGATGTAATGGTTCTTACCTGTGCTGTTAAAGTAGTTCCTGCTGGAGTGACATTTTGAACTATGGGTGTTATCACTTCAAATGGTATATTTTCAGTAGATACAATTTTTGATCCACCAGAAGATTTGGTTTGTTTGAATTTTAATTTTGGAAGACTAGTTCCTACGGATCTATCTACTCCATTAGCAGATGTGTCAATTTTTATATTGAAGAAATCTAACCCTTGAGGATTAGTTGTAGTAGCATTTGCTAAGTTGTGATTAGTATTAATTCTTCTTAATGAGATACCATTTAACTCATATTTGTTGACTATATCAAGAGCACTATGTGATAGCGTCTTGGTTGAATCAACTCCTCTAGTAACTCCAGTTAAGGTGTTATTACTTACTCCACTATAAGAGAGTATCTCACTTCCAACCTTGACATAACCTAGATTAGTAGAACCAACACCCACACTTTCAAACTCAGCAAAATCTGTAGCATCATCTAAAGATATAGATCCAGTTGATGCTGAATCATAATCTGCAGATAATACAGTTGGTTGAACATCTGAAGTTACATCATTTATAGCAACTATATTTTGAGTTGAATACATTCCATGATTTTTTTGATTGACTTTTATATGAAGTCCATCATCAATAGTTACAGGAGAATCTGACAATAAAACATTTCCACCAGCAGAGTGATTTAGTGTGGTTACACCAGCACCTGTGACATATTGAATAGTTTTAGTAGCACCAGTTTCAAAATCACCTTGAACATTGTCAAGAACAAATTCATTAGTTCCAGTGATGGAAGCAATTGAGAATTTAATTCCTTGACCTAGTGATGTTAGTCCAACAGTGGATACACCAACTACATCTCCAATAGAATAACCAGTCCCACCATTAGTAACAGTTGCAGCAACTGCCACTCCATTGGTTATGGTCATATTCAATGTTCCATTTCTTCCTCCTCCAGTTTGAGTGACCATAGGAACATGATGATATGTTTCACTTCCAGATGAAGGTGTATATCCAACACCAGCATTAGTAATTGTTAAGTTGCCAGTTGCTGTTCCTGCAGCACCAACAAATCTTCCTGTGGCATTGCTACCACTTTGCTGAACAATATTTCCAACTGTTATTCCAGTATCAGATATGGTTGTGTTAAAACCAATTCTAATTTTATTTGATTTAATTTCAAATGAATCTTTAAGAAGAGGTGGAACATCATCAGAGAATGTAACCAAAGGTGGATTCACAAAATTAATAGTTCCAGATCTTTCGCTAAATCTTGCTCTATAAAGAGTAAATTTAAGATCTTCATACTGACTAGCATTCCATGTCTCTCCATTTTGGGATTTAAACAAAGAACCTAGAGTAGGTTGTTGACTAACAACCACCTGTTCAGCTTCAGGTCTATCTTTAGTTTGAACATCAGTTTCACCCATTCTAGAAATCCAAGCAGTATATTCATTGCTTGTAGATAGTAAAACTATTGAGTAAGATTTATTTTCAGGTAGATATACTGGAGATGGGAATGTTACTGTAGTGGGAATAGATGCATCATCAGATATATTAACATCCTCAGGATCTAATACTACCTCACCAAAAGGAATTATTTCTGTAGTAGGAACTCCAAGATTCATTGTTCTTAATTGAACACTGCATGGTAAGAACTCATCTTTTGATCCAAAGAAAAGATCTACTTTAGTTACGTATATTGCATTACCTACAAAGAATGATTGGGCAAGAGGGTCTCTAACACCAAATCCACATTCCTTAGTTAATGCAGAGTAACCACCTTTTTCTGTTATACCAGTTTCTGCTGCAATAGCTGCAAAAGTTTCTCCAGCTCTAGCTTGACCTTCAGCACTTGCTTCAAAAGCTTCTACTGCACCCTCAGTATTAGCAAATTCAAGATGCTCCTCCATTCTTGCTTGAATATCAGATGAACTAGCATCAGCACCTAATTCTAAAGCGATTGCTGCAGTCCAGTATTTTACAGCACCTTGATCTGGTGGTGTTTGTCCAACATTTTCAAACTTAGCATAAGCAGCAGCGATAGGATCATTAACTTGAATTGTTACATTATTGTTTTCATCAGTAACAGGAACAATACCAGTGTTATATGATTCCTGATCACTTAATTTACCAATAAATGTTGCTTGCTCTGAGAAAGTGTCAGCCACTTCAGTGGCAGTAACATCCTCTATATAATGAACAGTTGCTGGTGAAGGTCTAGTGCTGATTGTTTTGCTAGAAGAAGATGTAGTAATAGGACCTGATATGGACTTACTTTCAACTTTAGTTAAAACATCAGTTGCAATATTTTTTACACTGATAATGGTAGATTGTAAAGTGCTAATAGTTCCACTGGATTCAAATACCTTTGAAACATCAGTAGAAACATTAGATGCTATTTGACTATTAACATTACTACTAGTAAGTCTAAAGACTTTCTTCCCTGTTTCAAATTTTGGTGAAGTAATCTCATTGGGATCAGGAATAAAGAAAGATCCAAGAACACTACCAACCACATCACTTCTTAATCTTAAATTAGAAATTGTAGCTTGAGCACTTGATGTTTCTCCAACTAATGTAAGACCAGTTTCAATATGCCCAAAGAATGTATTGTCTGCTTTTTCTGCTAGAGTATCTAAATCTATGTTTAGTAAACTAGATGTAGAGGAATACAATTCAGGAACATCAACTAAATCTGATGAAGTAGAAGATGTGTTAGAAGTTGTAGTAGATGATTCTGGTACTATGTTATCTACTATAATTGCACCCAAAGTTCTTCCAGTTCCACCTGAATAAAGAGGAGTAAACTGATAATATGGATTAGACTTATATGTTTGAGTAGGAGCATCAAAAGGTCCACGTTTGTGATTTGATTGTGCTACCTTAAATCTTATTAACTCCTTACCATTAGCAGTGGTTCCTATTACAGTTTCACCTACTTGGAATGTACCAGTAGTCATTGTAATTTCAAGAAGTTTAGGAATTATATACTTTGATACATCTTGACCATCAAAGAAAGCAAAAAGTCCTGTTGATGGTTTTAAAGTTCTAGCATCAAATTTAATATTTCTAGACCTCATGTTGGAGGTAATCTGTGTATTGATTACTTTTGGACCTTCATTAATAGTACTAAATGTTTCTCTAACTAAACTCTTACTTGCTGTTCTACTAGATTGTCCAACTCTTTGTTCATTTACAGTAGTAGTTCTAATAAGTTGGTCATGCACCCAATCATTAGTTGTGTCTGACCAATTTTCTTTAAATCCAGTCCAATTATCAGACCAAGAACTCCATGTTACAGGACCATATCCAGTTCTAGAATCAAATCCTGAAGCATCTAATTGTTCAGATGTATTTGTATAAGTTACTAAATCATCATGCTTAGCTTCTAATGTAACTTCATCAAGCCATATGTCACTATCTGGAACTAGATCTACAGTTCCACCATAGTAACTTACTAAGTAAGGTGTTATATTTTCAACTCTTGTAGCAAAAGGTTGTTCAATATGTACAACTTCATCATAATCTAAAGTTAATACTCTTCCAGTTTTTCTAATACCATTAGCACTATTCAAATCTAATTTAAGATCTAATTCAGTGGTATGATGAGATGGTCTTAACTCTCCATTATGATAATCTATGGAATTTTTTACAATTGTAGTTTTAAGTTGAGTTTCAGTATTAGAAAAATCATCAACAAAGAAACCAGATTTAAACCTATTCAAACCATCTGTATCAGTGATTTGCATATTTAATGTATCACTTTCCAATAAAGAAAGAGATGTGAAAAATTCTAAGTTTTCAATTCTCTTTTCAAGTTTATTGATATCACTCATTTGATATCTCTTGTAGTTTGCAAGAGTGATACTTGCATTATTCACTTCAAATAAGTAAGCAGGTAATTTAATTGATGCTATTTCTAATGCACCATCTATTGGCACTGGAAACTCTGGAGTTTCAGCAGGAACTCCTTTTATCAATTGAAACTCACCATTTTTAGATAAGTAAATTTTATCACATCTAGGAAGGAAGAAAGAGTAATCTAATAATATGGATTTGTCAGATGCTAAAATATTCTTAGCAGAATTTCCTGATGAAGTAAATGATCTACCTAAGAACTCAAATGGAGAACGAGATGTTCCTGTAAAATCAGAAACTCTAGGTCTAATATCAATGAGATCACTTACTCTACAATTATTAATTACATGTAAATCACCATAATCAAAGTTATCATATGAATTGACAGTTGTGATATCTCCAGTGTCTGCTGCAGTAAAAAATGCAGATTCAAATATTATGCTTATTCTCTTTGTGGGTGCATCATATCCATCTTTTCTCACTATTCTGGCATAATCATAGATTGTATTTCTTTGACCATCATCATAAGTAAATTCATCAGTTATATTATTAGAACTTAATGCTACAGCTCCAACTGTTGCACTAATTCCAGACTCTTGGAAAGTTACTATTTCTCCTATCTGAAGATCAAAATCATTTAAT